CATCTATTTGCCGCTCCTAAAAATTCTTGAGCAGATGGTACGTTTGTGTATGTTGTACCATCTTTAAGTAAAATACTAGTAACTCCTAATACATTTTTTTCAGGTAAAAATATTTCATAAAAAGGTCTAGATTCCGCATCTCCAATACTTTTTCTAAACACTTTTGTTAATCCATTAACCACCGCTTCACGTTTAACAATTGTGTAGTTAATTAATTGGTTATTGGCATTAAAATTTGGTATTACTTTTCTATTTGGGAATCCACTGCTATTATAATTTGACGAGAAATCAATATCATCGGCACTTTCAAATACTTGTCCCGCACCTAAAACTTGACTTCCTCTTCTTAAAATTCCACAATATCTTATATCTTCTTTATCTCCAAGGGCCGGAACAACTATTGAAAACTCGCAAAGTGCCACTGAAGGTCTTTGTCCTGGAATTTTCAATCCATAAGTTCTTGCAATATTGTAGATTGAGGACCTTTGCTGAGCATATTGAAGTACTGTTTCTTGTAAACTTCTATCAATATGATAGTGTAGGTTGTCGGTTACCGCAGCATTTAAATCCATGAAAACGCTGAATATTGCCGCATCATTAAAATTTGTGACTAACTCAGGATAATAAGTTTTTGTAAAATTAATCAGTTCTTGCCTGATATTTTGAAAATCTCTTGTTGTGTACGAAATTTGTTTATTAGCCATTTTGTTACAAATTTATAATTATAAAGTCACTAGAATTAAATACATTACTTGTTATTGTGTAATCTATTTTAACTTTAGCTGTGTATTCTATTGACGACCTTCCTGGCATATCAAAACTTTTTGTTTCGCTAACACCACCCACTTCATCATCAGTTGCGGGATATACTGAAATTTTATTTACTTGCAAATTAGGAATATATGTTCTAACTGAATCTCTAATTTCAGCCTCGATTTGATTAAACGTTGGCCCATCAAGAGGTTCAAATATGAACTCATATAATCTTGTACCAAAATCGGGTAAAAAATATCTAGAACCTTTTCTAGTTAAAAGAAGGTGAATTAAAGCAGTTCTTATTTCTTCATCCTCATAATCTGTTAGGTCTAAATATTTCCCATCAAATGAATCCCTAAATGGAAATGTTACACCATATGTTTTCCCGTTTGCCATATCAAATAAATACTAAAAATATTAAATTTATATCAAAACAATAATTTTACCATCAATAGTTTTTGGGATATCATTGTCATATTCAAATTCTACAAATTCGTGTATTAGTAAGTATTCAATTATAAATTCATTTATTGGGTAGTAATTTAAACAAGACACAATTGGTTTTTGTTTTGAGGTGTACTTATAATACCCAACTTCATAATCCCATATCGTCAATGAATTTTTTGTGGGATTTTTTGTAAGAAGATTTACTTTCGTCATTAACATCTGTTGTATACTGCCAATTCCAATATAATTTTTTATTTGGTTCAAATCCATAAAATTTGTGAACCTCCATTTGGGTTTCGGTAACATTCTCACCATTCCAATTTTGACCAACACAAATAAAACCTGTTTCGATACCTTTAACTATATTTTTCTCACCTAAAGTATTGTACCTATTTTCAATCCAAGTTAATCGTTCAATTAGATTTTGGTAGTACATATTCGCCTGTCCCCATCTTACCGAACTAAAGAATATTACAGCATCCGACTCAAATAGTTCTTTAGATATTTTCCAAAGTTCATCTGATTTATTATTTAAACTAGCCCAACATCTGTGATACCCTGAAGGATTTTTTTTATCATCTTTAAGTAAAGATTTCAAAAGACCACAACTATTCCCCTCTTCTCTTGAGACATTTCCTTCACATGGGAATATTTTAAGTTCGGATACATCAATTAAAACCGATTTATCTCCTAGTTCTTCATTCAAATACATTGCAAGTATTTTTGATTTAGGAATATCAATGTTCTTATCGTCCCAATTATACCTATTTGAGCAACTTAGTAATAAAACTTTTTTTTTATTTTTTAAAATGTCTAGAGTTTGTTTTAATTTTTTCACTCCATCCTCTTGGACTAAATCTTCCAAAAGCATCATTTTTTTTATTTTTTGAATCTCTTCTTGTATAATATTAGACATATTAATAAATAGTATTTGAAATAAAAAATCCCGATACAATATCGGGATTATTATTAAGATGAACAACCAAAACAATCGAATTCACTATTCTCAGGTTTTGGGGGTAGGTTCATTGATGAATAATCTACCTTAGGTGGCTCTGGTGTCACATTTGGTTTTTTAACTTTTGATATATCAACCGCTAAGTGTTTTGCTCCCGTTGAAATCGCCTTTGTTCTAACATAGTAACAAAGTGTCTTCAATCCTTTTTCCCATCCATAGAAGTGTGATGATGATATTTTTGACAATGATGGATTCCCCATATAGATATTCATTGATTGTGATTGGTCAATAAAAGGAGCTCTGTCAGCTGCCATTTCAATCAATTCCTTCTGTGAGATTTCCCAAATTGTTTTGTATTTTGGAATTAGGTGTTCAATTCTTTTAACTTTTTTATTGTATTGTCTATCTTCAGGGTCAAGGTAATTATTAAAATTAATTCCCTGAACTGAACCTTCATTAAGAATGATTTCATTCTTTAGGTCTTCACCCCAAATACCGAGTTTCTCAAAATCATTAATCAAATACTTGTTAACAATCATAATCTCTCCGCCAACAACTCTTCTGTTAAAAATAGCTGAGTGAGCTGGTTCTGTCATTTCATATGACCCTGTAATCTTAGCTGATGACGCTACAGGCATTTGAGCGGTAAATAATGAGTTGCAAACACCATAATCTTTAACTTCTTCTTTAAGTGACATCCAATCCCATCTTCCTGATAACTCACCTTCTTTCAGACCCCACATATCAAATTGGAATACCCCTTCTGACATTGGTGAGCCGTTAAAGAAATCATATGGTTTATATTCTTCTGACTTACATAAACGGCAACTTTCAGTGATTGCTGCGAAATAAATTGTTTCAAAAATTTCTTTATTAAGTTTTTTGGCTTCGTCAGATGTGAAAATGTAATCCATCAAATAGAATACATCTGCAAGTCCTTGAGTTCCAATGGCAATTGCTCTTTGTTCACGACCACCTTTATTTCCTTTTTCGGTTGAGTAGTTGTTAATATCCACAACTTTGTTAAGTGCGTTTACAACTTTACGGGTTTCTACATACAACAACTGATGGTTAAATTCTCCGTCTTTAATGAAGTTCTTTAACACCATTGATGACAATGTACAAATTGCAGTTGTATTTTCATCTGTATATTGGTAAATCTCATTACAAAGATTTGATTGTTTAATTACTCCGATGTTTTGGTGGTTTGTCTTTTTGTTCGCATTGTCTTTTGAACAAAGATACGGAACACCAGTTTCAATCTGTGACTCAATTATTTTTGACCAAATTTCTTGAGCCTTAGTCTTTTTACCAATTCCAAGAGCAACTGCTTTGTTATAATTCTCTTCATATTCTTCACCATAACATTCTTGGAGGGCTTTAATGCCAGCTTTCTTGATGTCATTTGGACAGAACAGATACCAATCACCATTGTTCTTAACAGCATTCATAAAGTTATCAGGAATCCAAAGAGCGGTAAACAAATCTCTCGCTCTCAATTCTTCAGCTCCTGTATTCTTTTTAATTTCTAAAAGGTCAAAAATATCTTTATGCCAAGGTTCCAAGTAAATTGCCGCTGAACCTGGTCTGCGTCCTTGTTGATTAAAGAATCGAAGTGATTCATTTACAATTTTCAAATACTTCAAAAGTCCACCGGCGAATCCACCTGATGATGTAATACGGCTTTCTTTACTTCTTATGTTTGACATAGAAAGACCAATACCCGCAGCATCTGATGAATATGTTGATATATCTCTCATAGTATTCAAAAGTCCTTCTCTTGAGTCTGAATCATTGAAGTGAAGAACACAAGAGGCAAGTTGTGGAACTTTTGTTCCGGCATTAATCATAATTGGTGTTGCCGGTGAAATAAGTTGACTTGATAATGACTTATAATATTCAACCGCCTGTTCAAATGATTTGGTTACCCATATTGCCACACGCATGTACATATGTTGTGGTCGTTCGATTGTCTTACCACTTGGTAATTTCAAAAGATACATCTCTTGTAGTGACCTCCAAGCAAAGTAATCAAAGTTATAATCATTATCGTGATTAATAACTTCATCCACATTAGACGGTCCGTAATTGTTAATCATATTGATAAACTCCTCATTAACAATTCTTTCTTTGTAAAGTTCCATCATAGTGTTTGAGAAACTTGGGTTTGTTTCTTTGTGGTATGCTGAAATTGCAACCGATGACGCAAGTCTTGAATAGTCATGATGACTCCCAGTAAATGCCGCGGCAATCTCGTAAATTAACTTATCAAGTTCCTTTGTGGTAATTTCACCTTCAGTTGGAACTGAGGTAATTACCTTAATAAAAATCTCGTCAGAATTAATGTTTAAACCTTTGGCGGCTCTTTTAATTCTATTATATATTTTCTGTGGGTTGAAGGACGCATCTTCCCCACTACGTTTTTTAATTTTTAGTGACATCATAGTATTATAAAATAATCAATTAAAAGTCATCCGTAAAGGACAATGTTTCGTTCAACTTTGCCTTTTGATACTCAACAGTCCTTGACTCAAAAAAATTACCTTTTGTTTCAACTGCGATTTGTTCCATAAATTTAAATGGTTGCTCAACATTAAAATGTTTTTTACATCCAAATTTAACAAGAAGTCCGTCAACAACAAACTCAAGATATTGTTTCATAAGATTTGAGTTCATACCAATAAGTGATACTTGAAGTGATTCTGTAATAAACTCTTTTTCAATCTCAAGAGCCGACAACAAAATCTCTTTGATTCTCTTTTCACTTGGTTTGTTTTCGCAGTGATTGTTTACAAGGTGAATTGCAAAGTCACAGTGAAGATTTTCATCTTTAAAGATAAGTGAATTTGCGTTACACAAACCTTGCATGATACCTCTTGACTTCATCCAAAAGATTGAGCAGAATGAACCTGAGAAAAAGATTCCCTCTACAGCCGCAAATGCCACAAGTCTTTCTTGGAAAGATGCGTTTGTAATCCAATCAAGAGCCCACTTAGCTTTCTTTTGAACTGCCGGAAGTCTATCAATTGCGTGGAAACATTCATCTTTCTCATTTGGATTTGACACATATGTATCAATCAAAAGTGAATACATTAGACTATGGATATTCTCC